ATTCAAATGGAATTAAAAGAGTAACTGATCCTTCATTGAATGACGGGTCATCAGATTCCCAAAGAAGTATTGATTCTTATTTTCAAGAATATGAGTATGAATATACTGCAGATGATATTCCATATTTTAATGCTTTTTCCATTAAAGTTATTATGTCTGGAACCAATCAAGCAGATGCTCCATATCTAAGTGATATAAGAGCGATTGCAACAATCAAACCGGAAGTTTGAGGTAATTAAAATGGGATTTATAAGAGTTAAAGATAAAAATGGATTATATAGAGATGAAAGTAACAATGCAATAATTAATATGAATAAAAATGAATACAATTCATATCTTGAATCATATAAAAAAGTTCATAATGAATCAAAAAGAATTAATATTCTTGAAAATGATGTGAATGATATTAAAAATGACTTGAATGAAATTAAAACTTTATTGAGAAATTTAGCAAATGGATCCAAATAGTATAACACTTGAAAGTATTAGCAAATTGTTTGAATATGAAAAAATAGCAAGAGATATAGATAGTATAGATGATATTGAAATTATTAAAAATTTCACAAAATCATACGCTAAATTATATTTAAAACAGCAAGAAGTTGTATCTAAACTCTAATGGCACAACCATCAACAAGACAAGAATTAATTGACTATTGTTTGAGAAAACTTGGTGCTCCAGTACTTGAAATTAATGTAGCAGAAGAGCAGGTAGAAGATCTTGTTGATGATGCTATTCAATTATTTAATGAGAGGCATTTTGATGGTGTTTATCAAACATATTTAAAATATAAAGTTACTCAAGAAGATATTGATAGAGGTAGAGCAAAAGGTATTGATGGAGTTGGAGTCGCTTCAACTTCAGTAACTACAAATATAGTTGGAACTGCAACGACATTTAATTATTATGAAAACAGCAATTATCTTCAAGTTCCAAATCATGTAATTGGAGTAAATAAGGTATTTCACTTTGAAGGGTCTAATTCTATTGCAAGTGGGATGTTCAGTATTAAATATCAATTATTTTTAAATGATATTTACTATTGGGGATCTACCGAATTACTAACTTACAGTATGGTTAAAACATACTTAGAAGATATTAATTTTCTTTTAACTACACAAAAACAAATTCGTTTTAATAAAAGACAAGACAGATTATATTTAGATATTGATTGGAGTTCTCTTAAAGAAGGAGAATATTTAATTATAGATTGCTATAGGATGATGAATCCAAATGATTATTCTAAAGTTTGGAATGATTCATTCATAAAACCCTACTTAACTGCACTGATTAAAAAACAATGGGGGCAAAATTTAATTAAATTTCAAGGAGTTAAACTTCCAGGCGGAATTGAATTAAATGGAAGGCAACTTTATGATGACGCTCAGAGAGAGATAGAGGTAATAATTGAAAAAATGTCTTCAACATATGAACTTCCACCTTATGATATGATTGGTTAAAATATATGTTAAATCCATTCTTCCTTCAAGGTTCAAAAACAGAACAGGGTCTTGTTCAAGATCTTATCAATGAGCAATTGAAAATTTATGGAATTGATGTTTATTATTTACCTCGTCAATATATAACAGAAAAAACCGTTATAAAAGAGGTCATTCAGTCTGAATTTAATTATGCTTATCCAATAGAAGCATATATTGATTCTTATGAAGGATATGGTGGTCAAGGAACTATATTATCAAAATTTGGAATTCAAGAATTAGACGATTTAAATTTAATTATATCAAGAGAAAGATATGATACTTATATTCGTGAATTGATCAAAGATTTGCCTGATGTAAAATTATCGTCTAGACCGAAAGAAGGTGACTTAATTTATTTTCCATTGGGAAATCGTATATTTGAAATTAAATATGTTGAACACGAAAAACCTTTTTATCAACTCAAAAAAAATTACGTTTATGAATTAAGATGTGAGCTCTTTAGATATGAAGATGAAGTAATTAATACAGGTATAGATTTTATTGATAATCCCGATGGAGGAGGAACTGATGGTGATGGAACTGGTGATGATATGACTGATCGTGAGCAGTTTGCATCTACTCAAAAATTACAGTTGATTGGAATTGGTTCTACGGCGACTGCAATAACATCTATTGTCAATGGTGGTGTTAGATTTGTAACTGTTACTGATAGAGGATCTGGGTACAGTAGTCCTCCAGTAGTTGCTTTTTCTTCTGCTCCATTTGGTGGAGGAACTGCGGTAGGAATTGCAACAATGATTGGTGGAATTGTTGATTTATGCGAACCAAATGAAACTTTATTGCGAGTTCAAGGAGTAGAATTAACAAATCCCGGATATGGGTATACTGTAGCACCAAAAGTTAATTTTATTGGTGGTGGTGGAAAAGGTGCAATGGCAACAGCAACAATTGGAGATGGTATTGTTGGTATAATTACAGTAACCAGTGGTGGTTCAGGATACTTATATTCTCCTGTCGTTACATTTGTAGGTATTGCTTCAACTTCAGCAAAAGCATCTACAGTAATAAATGAGTCAGGATCAGTGACTCAAATTAGAATAACAAATTCCGGACTTGGTTACACACAAGCACCTCAAATACAAATAACACCTCCAAATGTAGTAGTTGGATTTGGAACATATCAATATAATGAAATTGTTTCTGGTAATATTAGTGGAGTTACTGCAAGAGTTAAGTCTTGGATTGTACTGACAAAAACTTTAGAAGTTTCCAATCTTTCCGGAACATTTTTACCCGGAGAAATTTTAGTTGGACAGACTTCCGGTGCTTCTTATAGTTTACGAAGAAAAAGTACAAGTACAGTAGATAATCCAGCAACTAATCCAAATAATAGATTTGGTCAAAATGACACTATTCAAGATGAAGCAGATGATATCCTAGATTTTAGTGAAATTAATCCATTTGGAACTCCTTGACTTGTTAAATAGTTTATAATTAGGTTAAAAAAATGTTTGATTATTTTTATCACGAAATATTCCGCAAAACAGTTATAGGTTTTGGATCATTATTTAACGAAATTTTCATTAAACATACTAATTCTGCAGGGCAAGTTGTATCTGTCATTAATGTTCCGCTTGCATATGGACCAATTCAAAAATTCTTAGCAAGGGTTGAACAGCAACCAAATTTAAATTCACCAGTTCAAATTACATTACCAAGAATGTCTTTTGAATTTACTGGATTATCATATGACCCAACAAGAAAATTAACTACGACTCAAACATTTTTATCAAAAACAAAAACAGATCCTACGGATATAAGAAAAACATATATGCCAGTTCCATATAATATGGATTTTGAACTGAGCATTATGACTAAATTAAATGATGATATGTTGCAAATAGTTGAACAAATATTACCCTATTTTCAACCAGCATACACTTTAACTATAAACTTAATAGATTCTATTGGAGAAAAAAGAGATATTCCCATCATCTTAAATAATGTTTCCATGCAAGATGAATATGAAGGTGAATATACTACTAGAAGAGCATTAATTTATACTTTAAAATTTACAGCAAAAGTTTATCTTTTTGGTCCAGTATCCACTGGAGCAGACAAAGATATTATCAAAAAAGTTTCTCTTGGATTTGTTTCTGGAGATACAAATTCTACATCTAGAGATCTTACATATACTTCTACTCCTGTGGCAACAAAAAATTACACTGGAGATATTACAACTTATATCACTAACGATTTGGAAATAGATTCAAATATTATTGAAGTAAATGATGCTTCAGATATATCAATAAATTCATACTTTACAATAAATAGTGAAACTATACAAGTTCAAAGTAAAAATGGAAACTCTCTTACTGTAATTAGAGGGTCATATGGAACTCCAATATCAATTCATGTATCTGGTGCGGAAGTTAAATTAATTACAACAGCAGATAATGATTTAATTGAATTTGGTGATAACTTTGGATTTACTGGAGAATTTAATTGAGTTAATTATGCCTAAAAAATTTGACAAATTGGATGAAGTATTTAATGTTACGGGAGAAATTGTGTCAAAAGAAATTGAATCTACCAAAATAAAAAAAGTTTCTGATGATAATAAAATAGATTCTATAATTAATGATATTAAAAAAGATTATGAATATTCAAGAGGAAATTTTTATTCAATCATTGAGAAAGGGCAGGAAGCAATTAATAATGCACTTGAACTTGCTCAAGAAACAGAATCTCCCAGAGCATATGAAGTTGTTGGACAATTAATTAAAAATGTTTCCGATGCTACGGATAAATTAATGGAATTACAAAAAAAATTAAAAGATATTGAAGAGGTTAAGCAGTCTAGTGGTCCAACAAGTGTAACTAATGCACTTTTTGTTGGATCTACTACAGAATTATCAAAATTATTAAAAGGTAGATTAAATACTCAGGACGATAAATAGAAATAAAATGCTATCACAAGCAGTAATTGAATTAGAAAACAAATTATTAAAGTTATCTAATATTTCATATAATTCTATAGATTCTCTTATGAGAAAGATTATGAAATCTTATAACATTACTGCTAAAGAACTTCATAATGCTTTTAAACAAAAAAACAAAAAAACTCCCGACAATTGGATCAAAGGAAAAATGAAAAAACTTCAAGAAGATCATAAAGAAATTGCCTCCGGCGAAAAAAAAGATGATGAAGGATATATGGCAAGAAATGAATTAGATTCTATTGAGAGAGC